CAATCATTTCATCCTGAAAAGGAAAACCATCTAATCCCCACTCTTCAAGTTGTACTGCATCCCATTCATTTGCTAATATATCCCAATCCCATTCACCAAAGCCTACGTTGTCTTTAACGATAAACTCCTTCTGCTGTTCTTCGGTTAATTCGTCAGCCATTATAATTGGTACTTCCTTCAGCCCTGCTTCTTTACAAGCCTTTAGACGCATATTACCACCAAGCACTACCATTTCAGTATTCACTACAATAGGACGCAACTCTAGCATCTGCGGAAACTCCTGAATTGATTTGACCAGCTTCTTAAACTTGTCATCCTTTATGATTCGTGGATTGTTAGGATTGGTCTTTACCTCGCCAATCTTCACTTGGTAAATATTAATCTGCTTCATATGCTTCAAATACTTTTTTGAGCCTGTTGTTTACATCTGCAATGCAACTGCTGCAACTCGTTAGCTGTTGTTTTAATCCGAACACTCGGTTGTATATTGCAATCAATTGCCTTTGCTCTTCTGGTCTAATGGAATGAAGGTTTCGGTCGTACCAATTAGCAAGCCATTTATATTCATCTTCGGTCAGGCATTTAGGCTGTGAGTATCGGAATAGTTGATTTAGTTTTTCTTTTCTTGCCTCACATCCACAATCATCACCAGCAAGCCACTTGACTGCTGCTTTTATTCCAGTTGCTTCGGTTATCTTTTTAAAGTATTGAATATACTGCTCGCGCTGATATTAGTTTCCTCGCTTAGTTTGCGAATGCTTAAATCTGTGTTGTGGTAAATTTTAAACATCATTCTGTCATACCAATACCATTCCGCTATCTCTCGCTGAACTGCCTGCAACTTTTCTTCAAAGTCGTTATCTGTATCAGGATCATAAGGTTCGTAAGCTACATTCATCACATCATCTAAGCTAACCATTGTGTATTTGGTTTTCGCTTTTTGTAAATCGTAAACAAGGTTCTTGATTATTACATAGACGTAGAAGCCATTGATTTGGTTCTCATTGAACATCACACGCTCAGGGCGTTTTAATTCCCCCAACTTAAGATACATCTCTTGCACTATATCTTCTGCAAAATCACCTGCGCCAAGTTTGTTTGCCATTGCAAGCCAATCTTGATGCCTTCCTGTTGTGTATGCCAATTTAAGAATTTCCAAACCAAATAAGTTCAATGCATACAACACCTAAAAAAATCTGCAAGTGATTTTCTAAGTATTCAAATTCGTCAAATGTGTAGTGATTGAAGCCGAAACAAAATCCTGCTATTAATCCAATGTCAATTATCATGCGACCATATTACGCATAACTATTTCATGTTGTTTCACTTGTGAATAATTATACTATAAGTTGGTAGAAATTAAGCCTCCACAACTATCAGCTTTTTACTTTTGTCATCTTCATACATGTGTTTATGGAAATAACCTTCATTAATTCTTTTTTGAGCCTTTTGCTTCCCATAATCACCGTAAAAACCTGCCGCCCACACTTCATTTGGTGAGCCTTCTGTTACAACTTTGTATTTCATAATATAAACGCCACATAACAAAAGCTATAAAACATAGCTGAGTTAATGGTCTTTTTAATGTTTTGTACTTTTAATTATCATTCGTATCTATTTGGTCAGGTTTGAGCTGACAATTCGGCTACGTTTCATAGCCAAACTGTTACCACATCTTTGACTGCAATCCGATTTTGAGCCAAGCCTCATCCGTTAGTTTATCTTCAACCTTTGCCGCTTCTTCGTAATCTAATTGAATCTCTGCATTACCAAGCTGGCTAAACTTTTCAATTTGCTTCTCTGCTGCTGAAAGCCTTCCTGCAAGCTTCAAATTCTTTTCGCGCATACTTCGTAAAGTAGTCTCAATATTATCAAAGTAAGCTATGTATTCGTGATTGGGTGCTTTGGTTGATGTTACATTTCGCATAATAGTCACCTGCGCCAATGCTTTTACAGGATCAAATTCTAGTTCTAGTGTTTCCATGTTTTAGAATAATTCTGTTTGCTTTATGTTTTGTTTTTTGATTATACCTAGTGCGGTTTCTAAAATAGTTCTTCCAGCTTCGTAGTCTACTAAGTTTCGAGCGATTTTATCAGTTCTTTGACTGCCTTTATATTTTCTAAAGTCATAGTCATGTAATTTGCATAATGCATCTACCTCTCCCTTTATATTTTTTGATCCAACAATACCACCTTTTCTTTCACCTAATGAATTTGGAAGTGTGAAATTCGCCCAATACAAATGTCTGCCTCTTTTTTGCGCTGCGATTAAAGGTTCGTAATACGGAATTACATTTTCAATAACATATTTTCCTTTACAGTTATGAGTTAGAAAAATAATCTCCTCATACAACTTCATATCTGGATATTTATCTATAAAAGTAGATGTGTTTTTCTGAGACATTCTCACCCTTGAATGCGTTGGGCAAGGCGGTGAACTCCATATAAAATCAAACTCCTTGTAATGGTCTAATAAGTATTGGTGTGCATCTGCAATTATTACAGTATCATTCGGGAATCGCTCTTTATACAGCCTTGCTAACTCAGGGTCTAATTCAACGGCTGTAATTTTAATCCGATTAATCCTTTTTTCATATTGTCAGCATCTAGGTTGTAGTACCTCTGTTTATTCCGATCGTAAAATAAACGAAACTTTCCTGTCTTACCAACTCCTTTTGGTTTTGTTTTCTGTACTAGAATATCCCGAACGTTGCAATTGTTTTGAATACTATGCGCCATTTCAGCATCTCCTTGATTTGCCATCTGCAATTGCTTGACAGCGTGCGGTTCATAGATTAAAATCATCTGATACCCTTTGCGTCCAAACTGCTGACCATAAGCCCACTCATCTTTTTTAACAGGCGGAGTCCAAAAATACCATTCGCCTTCATCATCCTTCTCCCGAACTTCATTTTTGTCATTTGCGTGATTGGTTAATATGGTGCAGTAGTTCTTTTTCTTAGTCCACGCAATAAGCACATCAAGCTCGTTTTTCACAACGTTAGCCGTTTTGCTGCCTCCGATTTCAATATCCAACTCATTGAATGGATCTATCAAAATACCATCAAATTTGCCTCCTAAACGCTTTTCTTCGTAATCAACTGCATCAAAGAAGTTGGTGATATTAAGCTGTAAGTTCTCAAAGTTTGGTTTCCAATGCTCTGTTGGATCAAGAATTCTAAAGTGTTGGTTAAGCCAAAACATGATCTTGTGAAATTTATCGTCAGACATCGGGTTGTCGCTACTGGATTCAAGCGTTTCTCCAAAGCCTAGCTTTTCAATCAGCAATTCAATGATTTCATATCTATCGCCAGTTTCAGGTGAAAGTATCAGCCACTTCCAACCATGCATCAGCGAAGCGTTTAGGATTAAATCAAATGTGAATTCTGTTTTTCCTGCGCCACCTACTCCTGCAATCATAATCGGATAGCCTTTTTTTAGTGAAATAAATTGATTGGCGTTTGACCAAGCCGTGTCCAGTCCGCGCTTGCGGTTTGATATCCTTCTCTGCTTAATTTCATTTAACGCCTCTAAGGGCGATGTGGTTAGTTTCTTATCCATTTTAGTTTTAGTTTTTACAATAGTAATCAAAAATGGTGTGAAGTGCTTCGGTCTAGTTTGTATTTAGGCTCAGCTTTTACCTCAATCGTTTTTAAGTGCGGAATTACTCCATTTGCTTTTGACTTCCACATTTTAATAGGCTTATTGTAACCATCCTTCCATCCGTTTTCAACCCATTGCTCAAACTTCAACTTTGCGTGTGATTCATCAATGTTTGGTTGCTTGCTTTTGCAGTAATCAATAAATTCAGAAACTGACGGTATATCTTTCTCTTTCTCTTTCCCTTTCTCTTTCTCTTGTAGGGCAGGGGTGCTTTTACCCCCTTCGGTAGGGGCTTGCCTACCCCCTTCGGTAGGGGTAAGAATTAAACCTGTTTTGTCTTCAAATCCTTTGACTTGTCCGTCGATGCTATTTACTTGACTGATCCAAGCAAATCGCGCCATACCTTTTAATTCGGTTGGTTCAACTCCTAAGAATTGCCTGTCAAGTAACGCCTCAATAAAGGCTATTTTGTCTGAGTCCTTTTCAAGTTCATTGTACACATCGTAGTAGCTTCTGAAAAAGTTAAAGCCCTTTCTTTTGGTTTGTTTAAATGCCATAGTTTTTAGTTTTTTACAAAATTACAATTTACTCACTTGGTTTGCTTTTCGGATTTCATTAGCTGCGTTTTCGATAAACTCAGTTACTGCTTCCAGCTTTTGCAAGTTGCTTTCACGCTCGATGATTTTAAGCAGTTTATCGCCATCTTTCATCCATCGGTTGAAGATTAGCTTAGCTTCACGCTTTGGAACGCCTATAAGCATCGCTTGCTGCTCGCATGTGGCTTTAAACAATCCAATCAAGATTGCCCATTCTATAATATTGTCCTGTGATTTCATAATTTTCTTGTTAATCCGTAAGACAAAACAAACCAATTCATTTCTTTTTTAGCTATTGCTTTTTTACTTTTTAGTTTTTTCTGAATATGCTTGATTCCCCATTGAATGAATTCATCTTCTTGTTCTTGAGTAACTGGGTATTTTAAATACCAATCTTTATCGTCTTTAACTGACTCGTAAGTTTGTCCAAATGGCTCAAGCTGCTTGTTGATTAAATCTTTAAATACAGATTCTTTTAATTCGTCGCGATTCATAAGTTTAATAATGTTTGTTGTTGTGTTGGATTAGTTAGTTGAGCAAGTGCTGATTCGTATGCAATATGCGCTTGATATTCGTCTGTAAAATATCCTAAGTGTTTTGTTTTACGTTTTACAGATATTGTAGCAACCCATTTTTTTGCTGATTTATTCCAGCAAACACCAGTATATTGAGAAGTGGATGGTAAATGCTTTCGATTACTATTTTCTCTAGTAGTTACAAGTTCTAAGTTTTGAACTCGGTTGTCTGTTCTATCAAAATTAATGTGATTCACAACTAATTTGAAACCGCATAGCGTGTGATTTAAAAATGATTGAGCTACTAACTGGTGAATTAATTTAGTTTTCATATCTCCTTGATTACGCAAATTAATGCGAGAATATCCACCCCTATTCATTCTAGGTTTTAATATGCTTTCATTAACGGTTAGCTTTTTACCATTGCTTCTTTCAATAATTCTTTTAAGGCTTTTTACTCTGCCAAGATTGCTTACCTCGTACAATCCTTCGTAACCTATTACAGGCTTCCAAATCTCTTTGTTCATGGTTTTAGTTTATTGAATTTCTGTGCTTAAAAATATGTCCTTTGCCATTTCTGACAAGCAATACAAGTCGTTTGGCGATTTGCTTTTGTCATGAGACCAATAAGCTGACTCCACTTGCTTGATGCTGTGAATTATAGTGGCGTGATTTCTCGGTTTACCATTAGATAGTTGCCTACCAATTTCAGATAGATAGTAGCTTGTGTATTCTTTAATTAAAAAAGCTGCTACTTGCCTTGCGATGACGATATTTCTATCGCGTTTACGGCTCATAAAATCACTTCTAAATACTCCTGAGGCATCGATTACAGCTTGGATAATGTTAGCCGTAATTACCTCATTTGAATAATTTGCAAAAGGCGTGAATGATTTGTGCGTCATTGACTCAAATTCTGCCTTTAGTGAATCATATTTCACTCGAAGTTCACGAATTGCAGCTATTGTTAGCTGCAACTCGTTTTCAACCTCTTCTATTTTAGAAAGGTAAGTCATCTGTTTTTTCATTTGATTGGTTAGACTTCATCGCTGCAACAGCGTTTTGATTGATTTCTTTACCCATTGGCTTCCATGTGTCCAACTCAATGTATAAGTTGCCTGACATTGATTCTTTTAAATTCCAATTCGACCATCCTTGCTCGTTCATATTTGCTTTTAAGATGTCAAGGTCTTTTTGCCCAAAGCTAATTTTTGTGATGTTGCCATTTTTGGTGATCACTTTTTTCACTCTGCCTAGAAATACTTTTTCTGCTTCCATTTTTAATTAATTTGATTGATTAAGTTGTTATAAACGAAATCTGTGTCCTCGTTGATTTCGTCTAATTCATATTCTGTAGCTGTTCTCCAGCTACCATCTTCGTTTTGAATGCTTGCTGCTGATATGTATGCGTCTACAAAGTCGGGAGCATCCCAACCGTTTACATTCTCAAACTCAAGGTCTGTTACTTTTGACAAATCTATCATCTTAGTAATGTATTGGATCGGTTGAAGTTAAAGCAAAAGAAGTCTTTTTGTCCATGTCATACTTGTTCCACACATCTTCAAGTGCGCCACCTTTCATGACATATTCCTTTGCCTTTTTGAAATTTTCTGAGCCAATTTCAAGTCTTGGCTTTTTCGCTGGAGTTGATGCCTTTACTTGCTCACCTGCTGCATCTACATCTTTGTCTGTAACAAGTCCAAGCATACTGCTTAAAGCATATCTGCGGATGTATGTAATAGCTGAGCCTAAAACTTGAAAATCGTTCATTCCTTTAAGTTGAACGCCTTGTGGTATTTGCATTTCACTTTCTAAATATTCACCACTTTCAACGTGAAATATAATTGTTTTAATAATGTTGTCTCGGCAAGGTGGTTGACTATATCCTAAACCATGCTTTGCAAGCAAAGGATTAATTACGTTGTTGATAGAAGCAAGGTCAGCGTATGAGTATCCGTATCCCTGAGTTCCCTTGTGAATTGTTGGGCATTCTTGTTGAAATGCTGCCAAACTTTTAAATAGATTTTTCATTTTGAATTTGGTTTTTAGTTTGAATGATTTGCGTAAATGATGGCACTTTGCCATCGGCTAAATTATAAAGAAATTGATTGAACGAATATCTATTTGGATAAAGTTCCGCGTATACGTTAGCAACCAACATATTGTCATTTTCAATTAGCGATGGGTGCTTTGCAATCAACGCTGTTATTCTGCTTTCTAAGGTCATAGGAATAAAATTGCTAAGATTATTACGGTTGAGATTATTGAGTTGATTAAATGCCCGATTTGCTTCTCTGTTATTTCTCGAAACATCTGTAAATTGGATTGATGTTGAAACTGAGATTAAGTATCATGTTAAGGTCATCTGCTTCATCGAGTGTTAAATCGTAGATGTTTTCCTTTTCTTTTAAGGCAGCCATAAGCCTAGCCGTGATGTGAGGATGCTTTTGCATCTCTTCAAGCAACAATGTTTTTTTCTTGTCGTAGTTTTTAACATGGCAAGAACTTTTTTAAAAATAATGCAAAAAAAAATGGCTGACGAATTAACGACAGCCATTTCAAACTAAAACTAAAACCCTATGAACAAAGAACTATGCCGCAATAGTAGGCAAAAAATCCTTTAGTATTCTATTTATAAAAAGTATATTTTCTTTTTTAATCCGCGCCATCATTACATCGTTATTTGTCGCGCCCTTCGCAGCGTTTATCTTAGCGTTTTGTTCTAGAAGATAGTCTTTTGTGATCTCCTTCCATTCTTCAACCGTGTATTTCATAGATTCATTAATAGATTTATAGGTGTGTTTCCGTTGTCAAGAACTACCATGCAACCAATCGCTGGCTTTTTTCCATACTTAGCATATGCCATAGCGTAAGATTTATGGTCAATTCCGCATCCGACTTGAGATCCAAATATACGATAGTTCTGCCCAACCACAAATTCAGTGTAAGCCTGAGTGTGCAAGTGTCCTTGCACAGTTGACATTAAATCAGCTTTACATTTTGTCTTTGCTGTGCCACCTTCACCATGTATGTATTGCACATTGTCAATGACAATTCTTTCAACAAAATTCCAATTCGGAACTTCTAACACTTCTTTGTATGACTTAATCCACTTGCTTGGAATTGCGGATGTTTGCGCTTTACGCATTATTAAACGGTCGTGATTGCCTATAATTACATCTGCGACTGGAAATGCATCACGCCAATTAGCTATTTTTTTAATTGCGATATCAAGTTCTTGGCCGCCTGACATTCCATCCGCATCTGTTTCGTGGTAACTTGAGTAGTGATTATCAATCACATCGCCAATTAGGATTGTTTTATTCGTGTTGAATTTTTCAGCCATTTCAACACAAAACTCAAGATAGCCTTCCATGCAAAAAGGCTCATGAATATCGCCAATGACCAATACTCTATTTTCATCGTCAGATTTTAATCCTTTAATCAGTCTATGCAGCCCTTCGGTCAATCTCGGTCTATTCATACTTATAAAGTTCAAATTCAATTCTTGGATTTTCTACACTTACAAATCTATGCGCTATAATCTCAACGCACTTGTTGTCATTTTTGATTGCTCCGGAACGCTGCAAGCAATCAAGTATCACCTTGAGGCTGTTGTCTAGATCAGCCCTTCGAGATGGATAATGTACATCTATCTTAATTCCAAACTCGCATTCAATCATTTCACCAGCTTGAAATTGTTGAGCAAATGATTTCTCAAACTCTTTTAATTCTTTACCTTTTCCAAGCGAATACCGTTGACCTAATTTAATGATTCGATAGCTGTTTGATTTCGATGGGCAAGTGCCTGTTATTGTGATCATATTGGTTTAATGAATTTTATGATAGCTTTAAAAGCAAGCCAGCATAAAAACAAAAGTATCAATAAATAAATCAATGATTTAAAACCGCTTCCAATCCTGTCAATAATAGATCGTTTTTTAACTACTACTTGTTGAAATGGTATAGATACTTCTTTAATAATCGTATCGCTCTTGCACTCCGCAGATAGTAATAGCGTATCATTCTGTATAATATACTTGACTTTAAGCTTATCCTTGTCCAAATAAACAGTATCACCGTATATAAGACGATGAATTGTATCCAACTTGACAGCAGGTGTAATAATTTCGATTTTTTCATGTATTGTGTCATGCTTTAGCAGTTGCGGATATTTAATTGTCAGCTTTTCAATCTTACGTTCAGCTCTGCGAATTTTCCTTTTGGTTCGGCTTTCAATTGAACATGAAGCGAAAGAAAGGCATATTAACGCAATTACAAGCGTTTTCATGGCTTTTCTGTGTAAGGTTGATAGATTGTCTTACCGTTTACTTTTAAGGCTCTTAAAACCTGCTTTCTGTTCTTGTCTTTATTGTAAGACACATGAACCCATGCAGGGTTTTGATTGTCTCCAAACTCCCAAATCAACTGATCAAAATCAAGATGGTTTTTAATGTAGTCAAAAATCATCTTATTTGTTGGATATTCAACCGCATCATTATCCAAATCTAACGCCTCGCCTTTGCAATGTTGTGAAGTAGCGGAAGATCCCGGTATTGCCTTGTTTAATTCAGCGCTTCTGTAACCACTACTCACAAAAATAGGCTTGCCAAAATGATTACGCATTGGCTGAAAAATAGCGTTTGCTGTGTGTATCATGTTGTTTAGATGCTCACCTTTTGGTTCGTTGTCAATCCCTAGCTTAATTGCTGTGTTGGATTTGCTAACTTCAGCTAATGTTAAATCCTTACTGATTTTCATTCGTTGGCTTTTTGCGTGATACTCTGCTTTTTGCGGCATGAATAATTCGTTCTTCTAATCTTGCAATCGTTGCTGTCTGCTCCGTCAAAATTGTATTATACATTTCTAGTTTTTCGCGTAGCTCTTGAATTTCTGAGCGAAGTTCCGCAATGGTTTCTTCGTTTTTCTTTACTAACGCACTCGCTTGCAATGTTGTGATAATGAAAGTTCCAATCTCTTTGCCTTTCCAAATCATTAAACCTAATGCTACTGCGCTTAATACGGTGAATAAGCCGTATTCGGTAATCATGTCTGCTACTTGGTTAATTATCTCCATCACTAACTATCTTTATTTTCTTAATGAATTTCTTCAACTTGACTTCATTTGTTTTTTTTGGCTTGTATTTATCTCTCTTTAAAGTACCCATCCGCAAAAATTATTAGAGGTTGAAGGATTTACGTCCTCGTTGGTGTTACTTGTGTATTCAGGAAATAGATATGATTTCGCGCAAAGGTAATCAACCAAGCGATTTGAATAATACACAGCAAAATCTCGCTCTTGGCTTACTAAACTGTCAACTTCTTCTTTGCTTAGGCTGGTCGCATTCTCAGGCTGATGGCGATAGATGCCGCCATTACCAACCGTGATGCCTCCCATTGGAAGAAATTCAACCAATGCCCAATGAACTAGGGCTTGCTTTACCCAATCATTAACTAGTGTTAGGTAGTTACCTGCTAATGTTCCATCAATAATGTCGGCCTGTATCTTTTCAAGCAGGTCAGTTCCGAGCAATCGTTGTATGTGCATATCCTGCGCAATGGCAATGTATTGCACGAACTTGTCGCTGTCTAAGTTTCCGCTGATGTTACTAAATCTTAGCACATCGTCCATTTTTATTAAAAGTGCTTTTGCCATCTTTACTTATTTACAAAACCTTTGTTTGGCATATCCTTTGGCATCATTGCAACTTCTTTTGGGTTGCGCACACGATACCCTTCTTTCTCGCTTTTATTGGTGCTTATTGTTTGAGCATTTGGGTTATTTACATCAATGCTTCCTTTCTCACCTACCTTACGATATATGCGCCTCATCCACTTGTGATGACAAGCGCCACCGCCTTTGTATTTCCAAATACTGTAAGTGTCTGCGCCATTCAATCCCCAGCCAGCGTTCACCACTTTATTGTCCATTGAGATAATATCTTCTTTTCGATATAGCTTGTTTGCGGCTACCATTTTGCGGCAAAACTCTCGACTATCTGAACTTACATTTTGTGGCGCGTAGACATATCTAGTTTTGTATTGTACACCATCAATAACTGCGTCTTGTTCGCTCTTTGCATTTGGTCTAGCCGTTCCCGTGCTGACAAAATTCCAAACCTTAGATAATAGGCTTTGGCCTTCTTCTGAATAATCAACTTCGCTTTCTTCGACTAATTCCCAGCCTGAACCTAAATCTTCACCCATTGCAATCAATTCATCTGCTGATTGATCTAGTTTGTCGTTTTTATCTGACGAGCAACAAATAGCATATAATTCAACTCCGCT